CCAAGAATTGGGTTTGAAATCACTGGACTCAATTACAATCCAAGTCGTAAGATTAACATACTGACAAAAAATATTGCAGTAGGTTCTGGTGACGATACAAATAAGTTGCGCAGTCAGTTCACAAGCACTCCATATGACATGTCTATTTCTCTTTACGTTTTCGCAAAGAATCAAGATGATGGTCTGCAAATTATTGAACAGATTCTACCATTCTTCAATCCAGATTTTTGCGTTACGATTAATGATGTTCCAGAGATGGGCATTAAGCGTGACTTGCAAATAACGATGGAGGGAATCGATTATGAAGATCAATACGAGGGCGATTATGCTCAGAGACAATCGGTTATCTGGACTTTGAATTTCAAACTTGGATTGAATTTCTATGGACCAGTCGAACTACAAGGTATCATTAGAACTGCAATTGCAAATACATACGCAAATGATGCAGTTGATATCAACAATGGACAAAAATATACAGTGACAACATCACCTTCCGACGTAACACCAGAAATTGGTGCGTGGAACTATGTGGAGACATTTGATGAGTTCTTCGAATAACTATGAAAAATTAGATGAGATTTTTGGGACTCAGTCTGCGCCAATATCTACAGCAGTAGTCATCCCACCTGCTGCACCAATTCAAGTTCCTGTTGCGTACATACCAACGGGCGACGATATCGAAGACGATTATCAAATTGCTCGGCAGAAACTTAATACTCTTATCGATAAAAGTCAACAAGCACTTGATGGAATGTTGGGTGTTGCTCTTGCCAGCGACAGTCCTCGTGCTTATGAAGTTGTAGGACAGTTGATTAAAACCACAGGCGACACTGCCAAAGATCTATTAGATCTTCAGGCAAGGAAAAAGAAATTGCGCGAACAGCAACCAACAAAGGGTAATATCGAAACCCAGAATAATATTGTCTTTGCTGGATCTACTTCAGATCTTTTGAAAGCATTGAAAGCAGAGAAGGCAAAAATAATTGACCATGAATGAAGAAGAATCCTCGTATCACGGTAATATTAATTTAAAACCGATCGGGCATAAGCATAGTTTTACAATAGAGCAATTGGCAGAACTCGAGTTGTGCCAAGAAGATCCCATTTACTTTATTGAAAACTATTGTCAGATCGTTACTCTTGATCACGGTCTTCAGTTATTCAAACTCTATGATTGTCAGAAGCGAAAAGTCGCTCATATTTTAGATAATCGTAAAGCGATTCTTATGGAGGGTCGTCAGCAAGGTAAGACTATTACTTCCGCTGCGTGTATCCTCTGGTATACACTTTTCCAAGAATCCAAGACTGTCGCTATTATGGCGAACAAAACCTCTGCTGCTCGAGAAGTTATGTCTCGTTACCAAGGCATGTATGAGAACCTGCCGCTATGGATGCAGCAAGGGGTGAAGACTTGGAACAAAGGCGACATTGAATTAGAAAACGGATCGAAGGTATTTACTTCAGCAACAACTACCAGCGGTATTCGTGGTAAGTCTGTTAACTGGTTGTATATCGACGAAGCAGCGATTATTCCAAACACGGTTGCCGAGCAGTTCTTCGCTTCAGTTTATCCTACAATTTCTGCTGGTCAAACAACTAAGATCCTTCTGACCTCAACTCCGCTGGGATACAATCACTTCTGGAAATTCTGGAACGAAGCAGAAAAAGGCGCAAACGGTTTTGTGCCTATGTTCATCCCATACACTGAAATTCCAGGACGCGATGACGCATGGGCAGAAGAACAACTAAGACTTCTTGGTGAATTGAAATTCAATCAGGAAGTTATGTGTAACTTCCTCGGTTCGAGCAATACGCTTATTAACTCTAAAACTCTCGGTAATATGAGTTCCATTGATCCAGTCTATACCAAAGATGGACTGGATATCTTCGAAGAACCTATGCCAGAGAGAACATATGCGATGACTGTTGATACTGCAAGGGGTATTGGAGGAGACTACTCCACTGCGGTGGTAATCGACGTTACCTCAGTTCCTTATAAAATGGTAGCGAAGTATCGTGATAATAAGATTGCTCCGCTGCTGTTTCCTAATATTATAAATAAAGTAGCGAGAGATTATAATTCCGCACACGTATTGATTGAAGTTAATGATATTGGGCAGCAAGTCGCTGATATTTTACACAGCGACTTAGAATATGATAATATTCTTACCACTGCTCGAGATGCGAACAAACAATACTTGTCTCCTGGATTTGGCAGAACGACAACCTTTGGTGTCAAAATGTCAAAGCAGGTCAAACGACAGGGTTGTTTTACGTTTAAGTCGTTATTAGAAGAAATGAAACTACAAATTTTTGATGCTGATACCATCAGTGAATTGTCAACGTTTATTGAAAAAGCAGGATCGTATCAAGCAGACGAAGGTTATCATGACGACTTAGCAATGTGTCTAGTACTGTTCGGATGGTTAACCACAAATACTTACTTTAAAGACTTGACTGATATAGATATTCGTGAAAAATTATATGACACCCAAATGAGACAAATTGAAGAAGAACTTACTCCCTTTGGTATTATTGTTAGTGGACGAGAAGAAGAAGCGTTTATTGCTGGGGGTGATTATTGGAAAGTCGATACGACGTATCGATAACACAAAATGCACGAGTTATAAATAAGAAACAAGATGAAACTGATCATTTTAACACAAGGAGAATAAAACATGGCTTTTCAGTTATCGCCTGGAGTCCTAGTTACAGAACAAGACCTTACTAATGTTGTCCCAGCAGTTTCGACTTCTGTTGGCGCATTTGTAGGTAATTTCAATTGGGGACCAGCGGAAGAAATCGTTACTGTTGCATCCGAGAACGAACTTGTACTCAAGTTTGGTGGACCAACCTCAACTAACGCAGTAGACTTCTATTCTGCTGCAAACTTCCTCTCATATACCAACAACCTCAAACTCGTTCGCGCATGTGGATCAGCAGCAAGAAACGCTGTTGGATGCGGTCAAACTGCGGTTTATATTCCAAACCAAGACGTTTATGAAGACAGCTTCAGCGACGGTGGTGAGGCCATGGAATTTACTGCAAAGTATCCTGGAACAAAAGGCAACAGTCTTATTGTTTCAATCTGCGACCATTCTGGTTTTGATACATGGGATTATGCATCGAATTTCGCTGGAGCACCAGGAACTTCTGACTATGCTGATGCTAAAGGTGCGACTTTTGATGAAGTCCACGTAATTGTAGTCGACAATCTTGGAGCGTTCACGGGAACTGCAGGAACAGTTCTTGAGAAGTTCGCCAACTTGTCAGTTGCTTCTGATGCAAAAGGCAGCGATGGCGGATCGATCTACTATAAGAACGTAGTTAATACACAATCAAGATATGCTTGGTGGACAAAGCACCCAGCAAACTCTGGTGAAGATCTTGACTGGGGTGATGCTGCATCTGCTGGTGAATATAACTCTATTACTGCTGCAGGCGAGCATACTGATACCTTCACAGGTGGTGTTGATGCTGCTCCTGCTGACGGTGATCTTGAAGCAGGATACTCACTGTTCGCTGATAAAGAACAAGTAGATATCTCTCTGGTAATTACTGGTGGTCACTCTGCTACTGTTTGTCAGCATGCGATTGATGAAGTTTCACTGAGTCGTCAAGATTGCGTCACCTTTGTTTCCCCTGCTCTTGCTGATGTTAAGAGCAATGCTGGGAACGAAATTACAGATGTCGTTGATCACTTTAAAACAACCCTGAATCGTTTTAGTTCGTATGCTGTTGCTGACTCAGGTTGGAAACGTCAATACGACCGTTACAATGACGTATATGTCAACGTTCCTTTGAACCCTGACATCGCTGGTCTTTGTGCTCGTACTGACAATACCAATGATCCTTGGTTCTCACCTGCTGGTCTAAATCGTGGTGCGATTAAGAACGTTGTTAAACTTCTTTGGACTCCAAACCAAACAGAGCGTGACGAACTTTATAAGAATGGTATCAACCCTGTTGCTAATCTTCCAGGAAATGGTATTGTTCTCTATGGTGATAAGACACTTCTTGCGAAACCATCGGCATTCGATCGTATCAATGTTCGTCGTCTATTCATCGTTCTTGAGAAGGCAATCGCAACTGCTGCTAAGTTCCAGTTGTTTGAATTCAACGATGTCTTCACTCGCGCTCAGTTCAAGTCGATTGTAGAACCATTCCTCCGCGATGTTCGCGGTCGTCGTGGTATCTTTGACTTCCGTGTGGTTTGCGACGAAACGAATAACACTGGTGAAGTAGTTGACCGTAACGAATTCGTTGCTGACATCTTTATCAAACCAGCAAAATCGATTAACTTCATCAAATTGAATTTCATCGCTACGAGAACTTCGATTTCGTTTGAAGAAGTCGGCGCATAACCCTATAAATAAGAAAAAGATTAGGAGAATCTAATATGGATATTTCAAGATTTAAGGGGTTTCTGGGTGCTGGCGGTGCAAGACCAAATCAATTCCGTGTAACACTTGGTTTCCCACAACTAATTGGTGGTGTTGGAGAAAAGACTATTTTGGTTACTGGTGCTTCGCTTCCCGCATCTAACGTAAACCCAACTCTACTTCAGTATCGTGGTCGCGAAGTTAAACTCGCTGGTGAGCGTATCTTCGACCCATTTACAATTACCATTGTAAACGATACAGAATTTTCACTTCGTCGTCCAATCGAAAGATGGATGAATTTGATGAATGATGTAGAATTTAACACAGGTAATACTACTCCAAGCGATTACCAAGCACAACTTACAGTTGCGCATCTTGATCGCAATGATAAAACTCTTCAAACCTATACACTGGTGGATGCATTCCCGATCAATATGTCGGAAATTGCTCTTCAGTATGGTCAGAACGATGTGGTCGAAGAGTTTACAGTAACATTCCAGTATCAGTACTACACCACCTTTGCTGGTGAACGTCCGACTGATCTTTGATAATATAAAGTAAAATTGAATTATGGAAATTTTTGGTTATAAAGTTGAAAAATCTAAGGCGGCACCGACGGAAAAATCGTTTGTGCCGCCGACGGACGATGGAGGTTCTGATGTCATTAAGGCAGGTGGTTATTTTGGCACCTATCTTGACTTAGAAGGAACCGCCAACACCGAGGCAGAACTTATTAAAAAGTATCGCGACATTGCCTTTATGGCAGATGTCGACTCAGCCATTGATGATATCGTGAATGATTCTATCTCAAACCTTGACGATGAACGTCCTGTAGAAATTAATCTTGATAATGTCAAACTATCTGATCCAATTAAGAAAAAGATTGAACAAGAGTTTGAAACAATTCTGGATCTATTAGAGTTTAATCTGAGAGCACAAGACTATTATCGTCGTTGGTATATTGATGGTAGAATTTATTTCCACAAAGTAATTGATACGGCAAAACCTAAAAATGGTATTACCGATGTTCGCTTTATCGATCCTCGTAAGATTAAAAAAGTCCGCGAGATCTTTAAAGAAAAAGATGAAAAATCAGGTGTTGAATTCATCAAGAAGATCGAAGAATACTTTGTTTATAATGAACGTGGTATTGTCCTAGATAAAGCACATACTGCTTCTCCTGGATCTGCTGCAACAATGAAGGTTACTAGAGATGCGATTTGCTATGTTCCTTCTGGTCTGAGCGATCAGGATAAGAACATCCCATTGTCGTATCTGCATAAAGCGATCCGTCCCGCCAATCAGTTGCGCATGATGGAAAACGCTGCAGTAATCTATAGAATTTCGAGAGCACCAGAACGTCGCGTATTCTATGTTGACGTCGGTAATCTCCCAAAGATTAAAGCGGAACAATATCTTCAAGGCATTATGAATCAGTATAGAAATAAACTGGTATATGATGGTAACACTGGAGAGATTCGCGATGATAAAAAGTTTATGTCAATGCTAGAAGACTTCTGGTTGCCTCGCCGCGAAGGTGGACGTGGTACTCAGATTGAAACTCTTCCAGGTGGTCAGAGTCTCGGTGAAATCGGAGACATTGATTACTTCCAGAAGAAACTATTTCAAGCATTGAACGTTCCAATTTCAAGAATGCAACAGCAGTCTGGATTAAACTTCGGTCGTGCTGCTGAAATTAACCGTGATGAGTGGAAGTTTACTAAGTTTATTGCTAAACTTCGTCGTCGTTTCTCTCTTCTGTTCGATGATCTTCTTAAGACTCAGTTAATTATCAAGGGTATTATTACTGAAGCAGACTGGAATCTGATCAGAAACAATATTGAATACAAATATGCTACTGATGCATATTATACTGAATCTAAAGAGCAGCAAATTATACAATCTCGTGTTGAGATTCTTAATGGGGTAGCAAATTATATCGGTACGCTATACAGTAAAGTATATATCCAAAAGAATATTCTTAAACTGACAGATGACGATATTGCACAAATTGAATTAGATAATAAGGCGGATCCAGTTCAATTAGAACCTGCGATGCAACCGCCGCCAGAAGAAGGACAATAATAATGGACAATACTGAGGTAATTAAAAGTTTAATAAATAACATTGAAATGGGTAATATGACCGATGCGGGCGATGATTTCAGCGCAGCGTTAGATTTAAAACTTGCAGATATTCTTTCTGCTCGTCGTGAAGAAATAGCAAATGCTGTTTTTAATTCGAGCGAAGAAGTAGAAACAGAAGGGGATCCCGATGAAGACGT